GGAGGAACAGACCATGCAGAACGAAGACTACGGACATTTCGACGAGCCTCGCGGTCACGAGGACATCGACCTCGCGCAGTTCGACGACGATTTCGCACATGCCGAGGTCGAGGAACGCGAGTTCGAGGCTGTCCCCGACGGTAAATACCAGGTCAACGTCGACCGGGTCGAACTGACCCGCGCCCAGACCTCGGGTAACCCCATGCTCAAATGGACGCTGCGCATTCTCGCACCGACCCACAAGGGACGTCTGCTCTGGCGCAACAACGTCATGGCCACCCGCGAGAACATCAAGTGGCTCAAGCAGGATCTTTACACCTGCGGGCTGCAGCTCCAGAAGCTCTCCGACCTGCCGGGCAGCCTCGAGCAGCTTCTCAACATCAAGCTGGAGGTGACCAAGCGCACTCGCGGTGAAAACGAGAACATCTACTTCAACCGTCGCATTGTCATGGCCGACGATGCCGGGGCTCCCGGCGCGGCGATGGACGACATGATCCCGTTCTGATGATGGACCGGATCACCGTTGTCGTCGACACCCGCGAACAGGAGCCCTACAGCTTCGATAGCGACAAGGTTTCGGCGGTTCGCAAGGCGTTGCCCGCCGGTGATTATTCACTGGTCGGCCTCGAGGAACGGGTGGCGGTGGAGCGTAAATCCCTGACGGATTTCGTCTCCACCGTCATCCGGGGGAGAAAGCGATTCCATCGCGAGCTGGAAAAGCTCTCCGCCTACGAATCCGCCTGCGTGGTTGTCGAGTGCAACTTTCGCGATCTGGTCGATGGCCGCTACCGCAGCGATGCCCACCCGCATGCGCTGATCGGAACGGTCGCCTCCATCGTCGTCGACTTCGGTGTCCCCGTCTACTTCTGCTCGGACCGGCAGGCCGCCTGCCGTTTTGTCGAGGAGTACCTGACACGTTTTCACCGGAGGATCGCGAGATGCCAAAAAGAAATGAGAGTAACCCGGCGCGACTCCGGGGAAGAATAGAGCGCGTTTACTATGCCGGACCCAAGTTCTCCGCAGGCCGACTTCTCACCCCGACCGGTGAGGAAGTCCAGTTCGCGGGCAATTTGTTCGCCCGGGAAAATCAGCCTGTGGTCCTGCTCGGGTCGTGGGCCACCCATCCCAAATACGGCCGTCAGTTCAAGGTCGACGGGATGGAGCACGACCTCGAACTCGATCCGGAGGGGCTGATCCACTATCTGGCCAACCATCCGGAGATCAAGGGCATTGGTCCGGCCAAGGCCAGATTGATCGTCGAGAGTTTCGGCGACGCCTTTGAAGAAACCCTTCTGAATGACCCCGAGCGCATCGCGCTCAAAGCTCGGCTGCCCCTGGATGCGGCCAAGCGGCTGCGTGACGAATGGTTGAAGAACCGTAGCGTCAACACCGTCATGGCCTGGCTTTCGGCATTCGGCCTGACCCATCATCAGGTCACCACCCTGGTCGAAAGACTCGGCGGCAATTGCCTCGATATTCTGAAGGAAGACCCGTACATCCTCATTCGGGAGATCCGGGGATTCGGCTTCAAGAAGGTCGACAAGATCGCCCGCAAGCTGGGAACCCCCAAGGACCACGTTCCCCGTATCCGGGCCGGTCTGCTGTTTTGCGTCCGTGATGCCCTGGACAATGGCCACTGTTGGATCGAATACGAGGATCTGGTGGATCAGGTCAATCTGCTGCTGGTCATGGATGCCCTGGACAGCCGGGTCCGTATCGAGAGCGCCCTCGACGCGCTCATCGAAGAACAGGCGCTTGCCTGCGATTCCCACGGCGGACGTTTCGTGGTCGCTCTGCCGGAGATCGTCCGCATGGAGCGGGAGCTGGCCTCGTTGTTCGGCCGGGCCGAAACACCCAATCCGCATTTCCAGTCCGTCAAGAAACTCGATGCCCTGATTCGGCGCTGCGCATCAACGCTGAACGAGAAGCAGCTCGACGCGGTCCGCTCGGCCCTCAATCACAGCATCAGCCTGATCTCGGGTGGAGCCGGTTCGGGCAAGAGCTACACCATTTCGGTCATCAACACGATTTGCGAGGAGAGTGATCTGGAGGTCGTGCTCGCCGCGCCGACCGGTAAGGCCGCCAAGCGCCTGGAGGAAGTCAGTGGTCGCAGCGGCACCACCATTCACCGCCTGCTCGGCTATGACGGCAAGGGTTTCTCGCGCAGCAAGGAGAATCCCATCGATGCCGACGTCTTGGTGGTCGACGAGTTTTCGATGGTGGACGTGACGCTGGCCTGGCATCTGTTTCAGGCCGTCGATATCTCGCGGACGTCGGTCGTGCTGGTAGGTGACCACAACCAGCTGCCGCCGGTCGGGCCGGGCAACATCCTGCGCGATCTGATCCAGACCCGCGCCGTACCCACGACGATCCTCGACGAGTGCGTGCGCCAGGCGGGCGTGCTGAAGGAGAACTCGACGGCCATTCTCACGGGGCAGGTCAACAAGACCAGCGATAAACATCCCGATGGCCGCTGCGACTGGTATCTCGTCGATCAGTTCACCGACCCGATGGGCGTCAGCCGGTGTCTGCGCGAGATGTTCTCGAATGTGCTGGAGGAGAAACTCGGCTTCGACCTGCTGCGCGACGTGCAGGTCCTGACACCGACGCACAAGGGGCCGCTCGGCACACAGGCGCTCAACGAGGAACTTCAGCGGCTCGTGCAACGCAAACGCTTCGGCGTCGAAGTCCCTCCGCGCCCCGCCAATCGCCGTCCGTTGCTGCTCAAGGGCGACAAGGTCATCCAGACGCGCAACAACTACGACCTCGGCGTGATGAATGGCTCGATTGGCTTCGTGAAGGACATCTACGCCAACGGAACGCTCCTCATCGAATTCGACGACCGCACGGTCGAGATCGAGAAAGGCTCGGAGAATCTGCGGGACATTCAGTTGGCTTACGTCCTCACATTTCACAAGTGCGTCTCGGGAGACACGCTGATTGCCACGGCGAACGGTCTCGTCCCCATAAGCATGCTGGCGAAGGATGTAGAGGAAGGCACAACGTCTCCGTGTCTTGTTCCACTGTCGACTCACAAAGGAATCGGATCTGCCGTCAGCGTCACCAGCGAAGGCGAAAAGGACTGCATTCGTCTTCGGACCGACCGGGGCTTCTGCCTGACAGCCTCAACCGATCACAAGGTCTTTGTCGCCACCAACGAAGGCTTCGCGTGGATTCCGGTCTCGGCCATTTCTCCGGGTGATACGGTGGTGATGCGACGGGGCGCGATGGTGGAGCATTCGGATCTCCCTGCCCGAGAAGTGTCTCACGAGGGAAGAACGCTGTTGATCGACGAAGAAATGGGATGGGTCCTTGGAGTCCTGATCGGAGATGGCAACCAGACAGACCAAAAGGACTATCGCGTTGAGGTCACCAAGGGCGCCCACGATCTCCTGCTTCGATACGTTTCCGCAGTCCAAAAGCGACTGGGTGTGTGGACCACGATTCGACCGGTAAAAGAAAACCTACGGTATAGCGCATACTTCCACGACAAGCAGGCGCGGATGCTCCTTCAGCAGGCGGGCCTGGGTTTTGACAAAGCAGCGCAAAAGACGACGCCTTGGGTGGTCTTTGAGAGTCCCGTATCGGTTCAACGGGCATATTTGCGAGGACTCTTTGATACGGACGGGGGCATTAACGCCGCAGGAGTGCATTTCACAACGGCGAGTGAAACGCTGGCTGCTGAGGTCCAGCAACTGCTGCTCACCAATGGGATCGTTGCTTCGAATCATCAAATGCGCGCGCCCGATCCTGAGAAGGGTTGGGCGGGAGCATGGCGCGTTACAATCAGCGGCAGTCCAGAGATTCGCCGCTTTGCGGAGGCGGTGGGATTTGACGGGGAGATGAAAGACTTCGCTCTGTCCGTCCGCTGCCACCTATCGGGGGAAGACGGTTTCAAAGGCAACAAGGGGTTCATCCCATTTGGAAGACAACTGATTCTGGACTTCAGAGAAGAACTCCGCGCCCGTGATGGCCGCAACTATCAGGATGCAACGATTCTGGGACGGCTGTTCAGCCGGATCGTCGCTGGCAAGGCAAATCTGAATCATCATCATGTCGAGTGGCTGGTGCGGCGTGTCCCACACATTGAGACAACGGGGCCGGCAGGTGCCATGCTTAAGGAGATTTGCGACTGCCAATACGTCTTTGAACGCCTTGCTGAAAAAGCTCACCTGCGTTCGACGGTCTACGATTTTCTTGTTCCGGGTGATCACAGCTATGTCGGCAATGGTTTTGTGAATCACAACTGTCAGGGCAGCGAGTTTCCTTGCGCGGTGGTGATCGTCCACAAGGCGCACTCGTTCATGCATCACCGCAACCTGTTCTACACGGGCGTCACCCGCGCCCGGAAGACGGCCATCGTCCTTGGGGATCGATGGGGCGTGCGCAACTGCGCCCAGAAGGTGCAGGTGGACAACCGCAAGACATTCCTCTCGCAACTGTTGCGGACCGCGCCGGCATCGGCCACATGCGGAGACTTCGCATTCGCGGCGGAAGGATAAGGCGGCGCGATGGCCAGGATCAGAGAGGAGCATATTCGCGCCGCGCGGGAGATGCCCATCCACGACACCTGGTCGCGGCTGGGGCTGCCCGACGTGCGCACGGGCGCGGCCTTCCGTTCTCCCTTTCGGGAAGACAAGAAGCCGTCGTGCCAATTGGGCGGCGCGAAGAACATCTTCTTTGACCACGCCACGGGCGAAAGTCTCGACCCGATCGCGCTGGTTCGCAAGTCGCGCGATTGCAGTTTCAAGGAAGCCGTGGCCTTCGTGCTGGGACGCCCGCTCGACGACCTGCTTGAATCGCAGGCGCGGCCCAACAGTCAAAGGACTTCGGGCGGAGGTTCTCCGCCGAAGCAAACGGCATCCCATACAAGCGGAGGTTCTCCGCCGGATGCCATTGAGGAACTGGCTCGGGTGCGCGGTTGGCGGCCCGAGGCCATCCGGGCGCTGGGCGCGGAGTCGCGCAATGCCCAGGCCCCGCGCGAGGTGCATTTCCCCATGCGGGATGGCGCGGGAGCCGTCGTCGGGTTTCGGCGGCGGCGCAGCGACGGCAAGCCCTTCTCCAACGGCTCGAAAGCCATGTCGAGCAAGGGCGCGAAGAACGGCCTGCTTTGCCCATGGCCCTTTCCGGAGAGTCGCGAAGTGTTGATCGTCGAGGGCGAGGCCGACGCCTGCGCCGCCATTTCGGCCGGGGCCCAGGCTGTTGTCGCAACGCCGGGCGCTTACGCCTCCAGGCTTGTCGTCTCGGCGCTTCAAAAAATTCTCTCCGGGCGCGAGGCCGTGCTTTTTCCCGATCCGGACGACGCCGGGCGCGAATGGCTCGACCGAATAGGGCGAGCGCTTCAGAACGCTCGTTGCCAAGTTCGGTTCGTGCCGGCAGAGAAGGAAGATCTGGATCGGCGCTTGCGCGGCGAATCGCTCGAGGATCTCGTTCGCGAGGCGATTGCTTTTGTCTCTGGCGGAAATGGCACGCCGAAGGCTCCGATTCTCGTTCTGCCGAACGAGGCGCACGGCGAGCGAATCAGCGATACGGCGCGGATGTTGTTTCCGGTTCTCGCTCCGAAGCATGTGCTTTTCCAACGCGGCGGACGAGTCGTCGAAGTCGATCGCGCCGGCGACCAGGCGCTTTTCAACATCATTACGGCGGACGCGTTCCGGTCGCGAATTGAAAGCGACTTCGAAGTCGTTATTTATCGCGCCGGAAAGAACGGCGGATTAGAACTGAAACCGACGATTTGCTCGGGCGATATCGCGCGGGCGTTGCTTGAAAGTTCGGCCGCGCGGCGCGATCTTCCGCAGATTTCCGGCGTTTCCAACTGCCCGCTGATCGACCCCGACGGGCGAATTATCGGAGAGGGCTACGATCCTAAAACAGGCTGGTTCGTCGCCTCTGGCGAAACGCCGCCCGAGGTCTCGCTCGCAGAAGCGGTGGATGCGCTCGACGCCCTTCTTGGCGACTTCGAATTTCTTAGCGCCGGCGACCGAAGCCGCGCGCTGGCGGCGTTCCTTACTCCGGCGCTTAGGCTTGGCGGAATTCTAAAGCTTGTTCCGTGCGACGTGGCCGAGGCGAATGCAAGCCAAGCCGGAAAAACATATCGCCAGAAGATCGTCGCTGCCGTTTACCGCGAGACGCCGCGTATTATTACACAACGGCAGGCAGGCGGTGTTGGTTCTTTCGACGAATCGCTTTCCGCGCGCCTGGCCGAAGGGCGTCCGTTTATCCAAATAGACAACCTGCGCGGGAAACTTGATTCGCCGAACCTGGAGGCGTTCATGACCGCCGAAAGGTTTTTCCCAGTTCGGGTTCCGCATCGCGGCGAAATGATGATCGACCCGTCGCGGTTTTTTATTTTCGTTTCTTCGAACGGCTTCGAGACGACGCGCGACTTCGCGAACCGCGCATCCATCGTGCGAATTCGCAAGCGGCCGCGAGACGCGGAGTTCCGTGAGTATCCGGAAGGCGACCTGCTCGACCATGTGCGCGCGAGCCAAGCCTACTATCTCGGTTGCGTTTTTTCCATCGTTCGCGCCTGGCTCGTAGAGGGTCGGCCGACCACAAGAGAAGCCGGGCACGATTTCCGGGAGTGGGCGCGATCGCTCGATTGGATCGTGCAAAATTACTTCGACGCCGCGCCGCTTCTTGAAGGGCACGAAGACGCGCGGGAGCGGATCGGAAATCCGGGGAAGACGTTCGTTCGCGCCGTCGCGGCGCGCGTCGAAGCCGTGGGCAAACTTGATCAACAGTTATCCGCGACGGATATTTTCGAGCTCGCCGAGGACGGGGACATATCGATTCCAGGGCTTGGAAAACCAGACGAAGACGCCGGGAAACGCCTCGTTGGAAAAATTTTTTCAAGAATTTTTAGCGGTTCTACCGAGGTTGAAATCGACGATTACGTCGTCGAGCTCGGTCGGAAAGATGTTTTCCGCGCGCAGTTTTCGGACTACGCGACTCTAAAAACGTACCGCTTCCGGCGCGCTCGCGGCCTGTCAGGCGCTTCCGCGACCGCAAAAAGTGCGAAAAACCCCACTTTCGCTTACGATTGAAAATTTTTGCGTTTGCGGATGCCAAAAAAATAGAAAAAGCAAAGAAAAATTGCGTAAGATTAATAAAATGAACGATTTACGAGAATTTCAAAAATGTGTAAGCGTTTACCCACTCAATAACTCAATACGGAAAACTTTTCATGGAATCGTCTTATATTTGATATGTCAAGATATATTTTAACATGTCAAATATAAGACGATTCCAGGGAAATTCCTGAAAAAGCGTTTTATTGAGTGGGAAAACGACAACACGGACAGTACGGTTAGGAACTGGAGATTACCGGAAATGCGTGACGCAGCCAATGCAAAGCCCACGACATATAGTGACGCGCGACAAAATATGTCGCGGGTTGCCGTAGAATGTAGGGGAATTTACCTACAAGGACAGGACGATTCGCGGAGCCGGAAAGAGGCCGGGAGCCAGGCGGCGGGAGCCGGGCGAAGCCTGGAGCGTGAAAACTGGAACAAATCTTGCGTCTGTGGCGCGAATTTTCGGTTTTCCGCGCCGGTCCTCCCGTCGGCCGTCCGAAAAGTGGACTCCATCCGCGAGATCGCCGAGGCCAAAGGCTGGCCAATCTGGCGGCTCTACCGGGACCGCGCCGAGTTCCCTTTCCCGTTCGGCGAAGGCTACGGGCTCGCGTGCTTTCTCGGGCCGAACGACGAGATCGGAGAGATCGCCGAGGCCTTTATCGAAATCGTTCGCGTTCGAGCCGGAAGGAAAAGCGTTACCAGATTCTCGAATCCAAACGCGGCGCGCGAAAAAAAAATAGACGGCGAAAGACAAACAAGCGTATAGTTAAATCGGCTTGTTGGATAGCGCGTGAATCAAGCGCGAGACGCGCGAATCAAGGGATAGGCCCTATCCAATCTCTGGGCGAAATGTTGGAAAGTCACGCGCAATCTTTTCCATGCGACCGTTTTTTTGGAGGCCTAAAATTCGTACACTTAGTCAACTAATCGGAAGCAAGCGGCCGCGGCCGCCGGCAAACGCGCTCGGATACAATCACGAATGGGCAAGGTTCTCAAGATGGCAGCTAGCTAATTATCCGCTCTGCGCTGTTTGCGGCCGCGCGGCCGAGGTCGTCCATCATCCTGATCCTTTGCGCGACGGCGGCGCCCATTGCGACGAAAGAAACGCGCAATCATTGTGCCGGCGCTGCCATGTGAAACAACATCGCGGAAACGAGGGAAAGTAACATGCCTGGTCTTTGCGGCAGGAAACCGAAGATGCGCGAAGCGAAAATAATCTCGGGGAACCCGACCAAGAAACCGATCCCGCCTCCGGTTGTCGCTGCGGCTCCCGCTTCGCTGCGGCCGCCGGCAAGGCTTAGCGCCGAAGCGAAGCGTGTCTGGCTGGAGTTGGCTCCGGAGTTAGAAGCCGGCGGGTTGTTGACTTCGCGGGACATGGGAGCGTTCGAGGAATACTGCGCCGCGATAAGCGATTTGCGCGCGGCGCGCAGGGCCATCGGGAAGAGCTTGGCGCGCGCGGAAAATAAACACCAACAAGTTTCTCCGTACTGGACGATCTTGGAACGAAGCCGAAAAGCTGTTCTCGATCTGGGCGCGCGGTTCGGCTTGACTCCGCTTGATCGGGCGCGGCCTGGGATCGGAATTAGCTCGGCCGGCTCGACGGATACGGGCGGAATAAAAAGCTTTCTCGACCGAGGGCGCGGCGCGTGATCACGCACGGCTTCGAGCGGTTCTCCGGCGACAGGCCAATCGGCGAGTTGGAACGCGCCGTTTATTTGCGGCATGTCGCGGACTTGAAAAAAGGATCGAGGCGCGGGCTTTGGTTCGACGAGGAAGCGGCGGATCGCGCCATCGAATTCGTTTCAAGATTTTGTTGTTTTACAAAAGGAGAATACGCAGGCCGCCCGTTCGCGCTAAGCCCGTGGCAGGCGTTTATCGTGCGTGCGATTTTCGGTTGGATGCGCCTGCCGAAAGGGATGGCCGCTCGCGCGGCCGCGCGAGTTCCGCAGGCTCGCCGTCTCTCCGAAGGGATCGTTCGCCGTTTCGATTCCGCGTTTCTCGAAGTCGCGCGCAAGAACGGGAAGACGGAATTGGCCGCCGCGATCGCGCTCTATTTGCTCATCGCGGACGGAGAGCCGGCAGCCGAAGTTTATAGCGCGGCGACCAAGCACGACCAGGCGCGGCTCGTTTTTGACGCGGCGCGGCGAATGGTTAAGTTCGGCCGCGCCGGGCTTGGCTCTGTTGTTTTAGCTCTTAAAAATAGCGTCGCCGCTCCGGCGTCGGATTCTTTTTTTCAACCGCTAAGCGCGGAGTATTCTAGTTTAGATGGACTAAATATTCATGGCGCTATCGTGGACGAGCTTCATGCGCATCGGAATCGCGAGGTTCTCGAAGTCTTGTCAACGGCCACGGGCGCGCGGCGTCAGCCGCTTGTTCTCGTTATAACCACCGCTGGATCGGACGTCGCCGGCATTGGCTACGAAGAGCACGAATACGCTCTTCGAATTCTTCGTGGACAAGTCGAGGACGACCGGCGGTTCGTTTATATTGCTTGCGCCGACTCGGCGGAAAAATGGACTGACGAAAAAGAACTTAGAAAAGCGAATCCGAATTGGGGAGTTAGCGTCAAGCCGGACACGATCCGCGAAGCTGTCGCTCGCGCGGTTCGCGCCCCAGCCAGGCGGCGCGCCGTTCTTCGTTACCATTTCAATCTCTGGATAAACGAAAAAGACGCTTGGATCGATTTCGAATCCTGGAAGGCGTGCGCCGTCGAATACGTTCCGGAAGACTTGCGCGGGCGGCCTTGCTTCGCTGGGCTGGACCTGAGCAAGACGACGGACCTGACGGCGCTGGCGCTTGTTTTTCCGCCTTCCGCGCCGGTCGCTATTACGCCGGCGGCAAAGGCCTTGGCCGAGCGCTGGGCCGTGCTCGTTTATTACTGGTGCCCCGAGGCGGCTGTTCACGCGCGCGAGGGGCAGGACGCCGCGCCGTTTCTGGCCTGGGTCGATAGCGGCCATATCGAAATGACAGGCGGCGGCGGAGTCGATTACGACGCGATAGCGGCAAGGCTGTTGGAAGCGGATGGAATGTTCGACTTAAAACAGATCGGGTTCGACCCGTGGAACGCGCACAAGTTTATTTCCGACATGGAAAACCAATCCGGCATGCCGGAGTTTATCCGCGTCTCGCAAACGACGAAAGACCTGAACGCGCCGATGAAGGAATTGGAACGGTTGATCTTAACCAAGACATTTGCCCATAATTCGAATCCAGTTCTCGATTGGAACGTTTTTAACTGCGTTGTTCGGGCGACGCCCGAGGGGAATATCAAGCCGGACAAGGGCGCGAGCCGGGACTTGATCGACGGCGTCTCGGCGATGGCGACGGCGGCGGCCGTGGCCTTGGCGCATCAGGGCGAGAGCGTCTATCTAAAGCGCGGAGTTATTCTTTTGTGATTTTTTTTTCTTTACTAATAGCCGAGTTTTTCGCAAGATAAAAACGTTGGAGCTTTTTAAGAAAGGCTTCCCGTGCTCGACCGATTCAAGCGCCTTTTCCGCTCGGCAGTTTATGGACCGGAGCCGATAACGAGCGGTTCCGTGGTCGGCCTTTTTTCAAGCGGCGTCGAATCGCAAGCCGGGATCGCGGTCGATCGCGAAACGGCGCTTGGGAACGCGGCCGTAATCGCCGCCGTTCGATGCGTAGCGGAAACGGTCGCGATGCTTCCGCTTAATGTATATCGCAGTTCTTATTCGAATAACAAGCGGTTCATCGAAAAAGCTGTCGAGCATCCACTTTATCAACTTCTGCATGACGCGCCGAATCCGGAGCAAACAAGCTTCGAGTGGCGCGAAGCGTTCGTCGCGCAGATTCTTGTTTATGGGAACGGCTTCGCAGAGATCGTTCGGGATCGGTACGGGCGCGTTGTCGAGCTCTGGCCGATCCTGGCGCATCGCACGCGGCTGGAGCGGAGAAACGGGAGCGCGGTTTATTTCGTGACCGTCAACGGCGTCGAACATGCTCTAGCGCCGTCCCAGGTTTTTCATGTTCGCGGGTTCAACCTTTACGGACTTGTTGGCGATTCGCTTCTTGAGATGGCGCGCGACTGCGTCGGGACGGCGCTTGCCGGCGAGCGCTGGGCCGCGAAGTTTTTCGCGAACGGCGCGCGGCCTGGCGGGATAATTTCGTACCCGCGCAGGATTAGCGAGGAGTCGGCGCGGCGTCTGCGCGAGTCGTTCGAGAGCATGCATCGCGGGCTTGGAAACGCGCAGCGCGTGGCGATTCTCGAAGAAGGCGCGGAGTATAAAGAAGTCGGAATCGATCCGGAGGCGAGCCAACTGTTGGAATCGCGGCAGTATTCCGTGACGGAAATCGCTCGGATATTTCGCCTGCCGCCGCATAAGATTGGAGACTTGAGCCGGGCGACGTTTTCCAACATCGAGCATCAGGCCATCGAGTTCATGGAAGTTATGCAGCCTTGGTTTAAGCGGATCGAGCAGCGAATCAACATGCAGCTTCTTACCCCTGCGGAGCGCCGGGAGCACTACGCCGAATTTCTGGCGAAGGGGCTGCTCAGGACGGATACGAAAACGCAAGGTGAATTTTATAATCTAATGAGAAACGTCGGCGCGTTCAGCGCGAACGATATTCGCGAACTTGAAAACCTAAATCCGTTGCCCGGCGGCGACGGCGACATTTACTTGGTTCCGGCGAATTATTTGCCTGCGTCGTCTGTCGCCGCTCCGGCAGCTCGCCGAGAATCGCGCGCGGCGCGACCTGGAATTCGCGATCAGCATAGGCCGAGGCTGGCTGTCGCGGCGGATCGGTGGATTCGCGGCGAAGTGCGCGAGTTGAAAAAAACGATTTCTCGCGCGCTGGCGGCCGGGGACTCGAGAACGCTTCGGGAAAAGATCGCCGCGTTTTTCGCTCCGGACGCGGAGTCGTTGAATTTCGCGTTTAAGACGCTCGCGCCTTCCGTGCTTGCCTTCGCGCGCGATGTCGCCGTCGCGGCGGCCGAGGAAGCTTCTGGCGCGCGAGCGGCGTCGCCCGGCGACGAGCAAGTCGACGCCGTCGCCCGGCAGCACTTGGGAAGAAGCCTGCGGCAGAGCCGGTCCGTGGCGCAGCGCGAGTTGGAATCGGCGATTCGCGAATCGGAAACGCCGGAAGAAATCGCGGAAGAAATCGGGCGGCGCACGGAAGAATGGATCGATGGCGGCGCGTCTCGCCGCTCGCGCGGCGAGCAGTTTACCGAGCTCGCGATCGTTCGAATCGAAGGCGCGATTTCTCGGGACGTTTGGGCGCGCGACGGCGGAGCGAAGAAGATCGTTTGGAGAGTTTCTCAGGGCGGCAAGTGCCCGCTTTGCGATCGCCTGGACGGGACCGTCGTCGGGATCGATGGGGTTTTCGTTCGCGCCGGCGAGCAGATCGAGCATCCGGGAAAAGAAGAGCCGTTCAAGGCGAGTGTCGATATTTTTCACCCGCCGCTCCATCGCGGCTGCGATTGCCGCTTGGAACTAACGGAAGGATAGGGCAAGCCATGCGCGAGAAATCCGAACGACGTTTTTTTTGCGGCGAGGTCCGCAAGGTCGATGACGCTGTTCTTGAGGGCGTCGCCGCCGTTTTCAATCAAGTAACCAGGCTTTGGGACGATCGGTTCGAAGTTATTCGACCGGGCGCGTTCGCGCGAACAATCGCGGACGGGGCCGATGTCCGATGCCTATTCAACCACGATGAAAACTTGGTTCTCGCAAGGACGAAGAGCGGGACGCTTGACATCTGGGAAGAGCCGGACGGCCTACATTATCGTGCGCGGCTTGATCCAGCCGATCCGGACAGCGCGCGCGTTTACGCGAAGATCGCGCGCGGGAACGTCACCCAATCAAGTTTCTATTTTCAAGTCGAAAAAGGCGGCGAGCGGTTTTCTTCGACGCCGGACGGAAAGCCGTTGCGCGAGATTCTCGCCGTTAAACTTTTCGATGTTTCGCCGGTTACGTTTCCGGCCTACGAGTACACGAGCGTTGAAGCGCGCGCGGCATTTCGAAATTTTAATCAAGAGGAATCGACTCGGCCGCCAGACGAATCGCCGTTGGTCGCCCCGGAGCCAGCGCTCCATGCGACGGCCGCGTATCGCCAGCGGTTGGCCGATCTTAGTTTGAAAATCACGGCGGCGGCACGCCGCTAACAGGAGGTTTATTATGCCAACTTCCGTCGAACTTCGTCAACAGGCCGGGCAGTTCGTCGAACAGGCTCGATCCATCTTGGCGCGAGCGGAAGCGGAAAAACGGAACATGGACGACGCCGAGACAGAGGCGTTTAACAAGTTCCACGACGACGCGGAACGCAACTTGCGCCAAGCCGAATCGCAGGATCGGCAGGAACGCGCCGAGATTGCCGGCGAGTCCGAGCGCGCGTTGCCGCCGCCGGACGATGTCGAACGCGCCGCCGTCGGGCGTTTCGGCACGCCGGAATATCGGTCCGCGTTCGCCGATTTTCTGCGCTATGGCGAAACGCGGCTCGGCGCTCGCCAACTTGAAATTCTGCGAACAGGAGTAGCCGCTCCTGAGACTCGCGCGACGCTTCAACAGGATCAAGACGTTGGCGGCGGGTTCTTCGCGACAAGCGAGCAGTTCGTCAACCGGCTGTTGAAATCGGCGGACAACATGCTTCCGATTCGCGGGCTGGCTACGCGGTTTCAAGTCGCGCGCGGGGAGACGCTTGGCGCTCCGTCGTTGGACGGCGACTTGACGGCGTTTTCGTTCGGCTCGGGCGAGCTGACAACGGCAACGGAAAATATCGGCTTGCGGCTTGGCAAGCGCGAGCTCCGCCCGCACGACATCCAAGCGAACGTCGTTAAGTTTTCCAGGGCTTTGTTGGCAAACAGCCGGCTTGATGTCGAAGGCCTGGTCGCGGAGCGTGTTGGTTATGCGCTGGCGAATTGCCTCGACGCCGCGTTCATGACGGGCGACGGCGCGCGCGAGCCGCTCGGGCTTTTCACGGCGAGCGACGCTGGGATCGGCACGTCGCGCGACGTGAACGTCGGGAGCACGACAACGTTCACGGCGGACGGCTTGATCGCCGCGCAGGGCGCATTAAAAGACGCATACGACGCGAACGCAAGGTGGCTTTTCCATAAGGACGCGATCACCTTGATTCGAAAACTCAAGGACGGGAATCAACAGTATATCTGGCAGCCCGGCCTGGCGCTTGGAGTCCAAAATCAAATCCTTGGCAAGCCGTATATTACTGGAGACAACGTCCCGCACACGTTTTCATCCGCGCTTTACGGCGGCATGTATGGAGACTTTTCTTACTATTGGATAGCCGATGCCGTCAGCATGAGCGTCCAGCGGCTGACGGAACTTTATGCGCTCACGAACCAAATCGGCTTGCTGTTCCGCGACATGGCTTGCGACGGCATGCCCGTTTTGGCGGAAGCGTTTGTGCGAATCAAGCTTAGCGCTTAAGGAGAGGCCAAGATGAATCTTAGCTCGAATGTTCGAATTACGAAGGTCGGCGATTATACGGCCGCCGGCACTAGCGCCGTGAACTCGACGGCGGTTGACATGCTTGGTTATGACGGCGTGCTGTTTTTGACCACGGTCGCCGTTGCTAACGCGGGCAACTACATCAACGCCGCGCAAGGCGCCGCGGCGGACGGAAGCGATGCCGCCGATCTCGCAGGCTCCAAGGTAGTTTGCACTGGCACCCCGGAGGCGCTTTGGATCGATGTTTATAAGCCGATCGATCGCTACGTTCGTCTTGAAGTCGCTCGCGCCGCGAGCACTGCCGTTGGCGAAATCTATGCATTCCGCTACAAAGGCCGCATCCTTCCTGAAGGAAATGCAACCGCAGGAACGTTGACCGGCAAGCTGCTTATCAGCCCGGCGGAAGGCACGGCGTAAGAGCCGCGACGTAAGCGCATCTTTGCAAATCCGGGCGGCTCATGATTGGGTCGCCCGGTGGAGAGCGTTAAAGCCATGCGAATTCGCATGTTAACATTAAGCGCCGGGCCTGCCGGAGTGTGGAAGCCGGGCGACGTCGTCGATGTCGGCGAGGATCAAGCGGATGAGTTGGTCGGCGGCGGTTATGCCGTCGCCATCGATGATCCGCCTGTCGCGCTGGAAACGATGATGGCGCCGGACGATGGCGAGCATGCGGCGATACGGGCGCGCGCGCGGCGTGCGCGGCGCGCACGAAAGGAACCAACATGAAACGGGTCGCGGTTTTCGTTTTTTGCGCGCTTGCCGCGCTTTGCATCTGGCTTGCTGCCACGCCGCTTACGCAAGCGGCCGACGATGGCCGCGTGGA